CGGATCGATCGAGCGACCGCCGCGACGGGCCGGCGTGCGCGACCCCGCCGCTTTAGCTGGCTTTCGCACAGTGAATCTCACGGCCAAAAGTATTTTCTACCGCGATATGGTTAAATACCCCCCCATGTGTTCTGAAATTGATTTGCCCAAAAATTTTTTGCAAATTTTGAAAAGGTGGCGTTATGCACATGGATCCCAAGGAAGTCGAGGCGCAGCGGCTTCGCCTTGAGCTTCGTCTGGCGTTGTTGGAGCGTCGGGAGAAGAGCAAGGCTAAGTTTTTGGACTTTGCTCGGTATGCGTGGCCGGAGGCTATTTTCTCGGCGCACCACTCGAAGATGGCGGATGCGTTTGACCGGATCATCAGCGGTGACCTGAAGCGGTTGATCATCAACATGCCGCCTCGTCACACGAAGTCGGAGTTTGGCTCGTACCTGCTGCCGGCGTATGCGATGGGTCGAAAGCCGGATTTGAAGATTATTCAGGCGACGCACACGGGTGAGCTCGCGGTGCGCTTTGGTCGCAAGGTGCGTAACCTGATGGACACGCAGAATTACAAGGATCTGTTTGAGGGTGTGGAGCTGCAGGCGGACTCTAAGGCGGCGGGTCGCTGGGAGACGAACAAGGGTGGTGAGTACTTTGCGGTGGGCGTTGGCGGTGCGATGACGGGTCGAGGTGCGGATCTGTTGATTATTGACGACCCGCACTCTGAGCAGGATGCGATGTCGGCGCTGGCGTTGGAGAATGCGTGGGAGTGGTACAGCTCCGGTCCGCGCTCGCGGTTGCAGCCGGGCGGGGCTGTAGTTGTGATCATGACCCGCTGGGGGACGAAGGATCTGACAGCGCGGCTGGTGAAATCGCAGGGTACGGTGAAGAGTGACCAGTGGGAGGTTATTGAGTTTCCGGCGATCTTTGATGAGGGTACGCCGAAGGAGCGTCCGCTGTGGCCGTCGTTCTGGAAGTTGGAGGAGCTTCAGGCGGTGCGAGCGCAGCTTGGGGTGCAGCGTTGGAACGCGATGTACCAGCAGAGGCCGACCTCGGATGAGGGAGCGATTCTGAAGCGGGAGTGGTGGCGGATATGGAGGAAGGAGGATCTGCCGTCGGTTGAGTATGTGATTCAGTCGTATGACACGGCGTACTCGAAGAAGGAGACGGCGGACTACTCGGTGATCACGACGTGGGGGGTGTTCTACCCGACGGAGGATTCGGGAGCGAACCTGATTCTGATGGACATGCGCAAGGGTCGCTGGGACTTTCCCGATCTGAAGCGTATTGCGAAGGAGTTGTACACGTACTGGCAGCCGGATAACGTCCTGATTGAGGCCAAGGCGACGGGTGTGACGTTGCAGCAAGAGCTTCGGCGGATGGGGATACCGGTGACGATGTACACGCCCGGTGGTCGGCGTGCGGGTCAGGACAAGGTCTCGCGCGCGAACGCGGTTGCGCCGATGCTTGAGTCGGGCATGATCTGGGCAACTGAGGATCACTTTGCACAGGAGGTGATTGAGGAGTGTGCGTCCTTCCCCAACGGTGACAACGATGATATCGTTGACAGCACGACTCAGGCATGGCTGAGGTTTCGCGCTGGGAACTTTATTTCGTTGCAGTCAGACGAAGAAGACGAGAGCAGTGACGAATCGCTTGTGCCGGAGTATTATTGAGTTAAAATACCGGAAATATTTCTGAGGCTGTGTCGATATGCCCAATTTAACTGCTCGAGATATGTTGGCACGGATTCCGGTGCGGATGGCTGAGGGTGGTCAGGCGCAAGCCTTTAGTGACGACGAGGTTAAGCAGTTTATCCAGAGCACCTACGCGCAGTACGGTGGTCCGAGCGCAGAGGCGCACAGGGCGATTGGGAACGCGATGGCGCAGTACGGCGTTGGTGTCGATCAGGTTGCCCGCGCAAGCGGCTATTCGCCGCAAGAGGTTGAGGCTGAGCTTTTGGGTCAGCGTGCGGCGGCTACTCGCCCCGAAATGCCGCAGGTGCCCGTGTTGCCTGATTCTCGTGGTCCTTCGGGACCTGTTGCGTTACCCGGTTCTCTTATTGGAATTCCTGACAATCCGCCGAGCGCATTGCCTCCTGTAGAGAAAACACAGGGGTACAGCCCTTCCGAGGCACAGCAGCGCCTTGATATGCTGATTGCGCAAGAACAGGCGATGGCGCCGGTTAGAGATTCTTTTAAACCGCCACCTCCAGAACAGGCAATGGCGCCGGTTAGCGGCGGTGTCAGCGACATGGTGATGAGAGACATTTCTGGTGCCGCCTCAACCCCAGCTGAGCAGCAGGGCACGGCAGCGGGCGTGTCGGCAGCCTACCGTAAGGCGATGGAGACAGGGGGTCAGCAGACGGTTGGCGACTACTACGCTAATTTGCGTAAGGACGCGGCGGCCTACCTTGCCAACCCGAACGCACCAACGGGCGTTGATGCGTACAACCTGCTGGTTGAGTCGGGCATCAGTACGTCTGACCTTCGCGCTGCGGGCGTTGCGGATGAGGTGCTGAACAAGATCTTCACCGTGTCCGGCCCCATTGAGCAGTCTAAGTTTGTTACCCCCACCGGCATGACCTCTGCTTACGAGAGAAGTCCCGATCTGGCCTTTGAGTCGCAGCGCCTGACGGCTCGGGGTCAGGACGGTCGAGGTATACTGGACAAGCAGGGCCGTGACTACGTTGCCAACCTGCAGAAGGATGGCATTGACGCTGCCGAGCGCGCTCAGATGCTGGAGTACGCGACCGAGCGTGGCTACTCGTTCGATGACCTGCTCAAGGCCGGCGTTGATCCGAATGTGTTGTTCACGCAGCGGGCGGTAGCTCCGCCTGTTGTACCACCCGTTGTACCGCCTGTTGTACCACCTGTTGTACCACCTGTTGTGCCGCCCGTTGTGCCACCTGTTGTAACACCGCCTGTTGTTGTCGCCCCCGGCGTGACAGTTGACGACATGGTCAAAGCGGTGACTCCGACCTACAACGCTACGCAGCTGCAGAACATTATCAAGGCAGCAGAGAATCAGCCGGCAGCAGCGGGCACGGTAACCAATCCGATTGACACCCGAGGCAGTGCGGCGACCGGCAGCCAGAGTGGCGTGTCAACCTTCCTCGAAACGTACAACCCTGCGGCGCCCTTTGTCGCACCGGCCTACACGGCGCCGACTGTGTATCAGCCCATTGCGCCACAGCCTGACATGTTCGCTGCGGGACAGCCGGCTCTGGACACGGCGTTCAGGGCGAGCTCTCCACGAACCGCGATTCCCGGCATGCCCGGCCAGTTCGACTACAGCCCAGCGGCGAAGCTGCGACCGGCGACGGGCTCCGGCTTTACGTTCACGCCGCCGAGCATTACCACGCGACCCCGATCGCTTCTGAGCCCAAGAGAGATTCAAGCTTATGGCGGCACAATGTCGGCGTCTCAGCGTTTTGCGCAGAATAGATCCCTGATCGACAGAAACCTGCGCGATATGATCGGCGCAACCCCTGCGCTGCGTAACGCCAGCACGTACAACCTGCTGCGCAACCGCGTCATGGCAGGCGAGTTTGGAGCAGACCCAGCTCGGGTGTTTAACCCTGAGACGGCAGAAGGGCAGAAGTTCCAAGCGTTCCTTGCCAGTCTTGCAGGCGCAGCGCCAACAACGGGCGCTACGACCGGCGCGGCAACCGGCACGGTGGCGGACGCTGTTATCGATGGCGATGCGACTGACCGTCAAATAGCGGCGGGTGCTGGCACTACCTCCGGCAGCACGGTGGCCGGCGGCTACGCTGCGCCGATCGATGCTAGTCCATTGGCCTACGGCGGCTACCGGCTTGAGGAGTTTAGCAAGGGTGGTGAGGCAACCTCTTCTAGGCGCATGTTAGAGAGCCTGACTGGAAAAAAGCCTGAAGGCCAGCGCGTTGATGCGACTGGCCTGCAACGCTTTGCCAATGGCGGAGAGGCTCGCGTAGGCGGCAGCGCCCCAGCGGTGGCTGGCCGCACCGGTAGGGCTGCCCAGCTGGCCGCGCAGAGGGCAGAGGATCCGCAGACCGAGAGCCGCACGATGCTTGAGCGGCTGGGTCGCTTTGCCTCTTTGGACACGCCCCCAGAGATGGGTCTTGGCGAGACGGTTGCTGACATCGGCATGGGCTTTTTGCCTGTCGTCGGTACGGCGCAGGGTGCTCGGGACTTTGAGCGAGCGCGCAGAGACGAAGACAAACTCGGCATGCTGCTCAGTGCTGCCAGTATGATCCCAGTGGCCGGCGGCGCTGTGCGCGCGGTTAGGTCTGCGGGGAAGGCGTCGAGGGCAGCAGATGATCTTGCAGCGTTAACGGCTCAGGTTCCGACAGACATCCCGCAGCCCAGTGCCGCACTAGATATGCCGCCACTGGAAAACGCACAGAGAACGCAGCTTGGTTCATCAACAATACCCAGCTATGCAAAAGCACGAGAGATATTGTCCAGCAAGAACAGAATATTGGACTTTGGTGCTGGTCGCGGTCAGGGAGCAAGCTTGATTGGGGCGGATACTTTTGAGCCATATCCACGGGAAGGCTTTAATCCCAGCTTTAGCAACGTAGCGGACATACCCAGCGGTTCCTATGATGGCCTGACATCGCTGAACGTCTTAAACGTAATGCCGCGAGAAGTTAGAGACGATGCTGTTAGAAACATTGGCAGGATTTTAGCGGATAATGGGGAAGCTGTTATTACAACCAGAGGTCGCGATGTGATGACCGCAAAAGGAGTTGACGGTCCGGAACCCATGTCAAGAATTACAACAGCAGACACCTACCAAAAAGGCTTTACTCAACAAGAGCTTACTGACTACGTGTCCAACCTTCTTGGTGAAAACTTTGTAGTCGGGAGCCTTCCGCAAAAAATAGGTGCGGCTGGCGTGCTTGTTAAGAAAACAAAGGCCAGTAGCAACACGGGGCCTGCTGCCGGCGAGGCGCGCCAGATGTTGGACGCGGTGACGCAGGCAGCTATGCCGCGCACCCCAACAATTGGCATGCCTGTTAATTTCTCGAGTCTCCGTCAGGCGGGCGTATCGCCGCAGGAGCTGCGGCAGATTGATGAGTCATTCAGAACGCATCAGGGCGCGGTGCAAAGCGTCGATGAACTGGTCAGTACGGCGGCCAGAGTGGATCCATTGTTTCAGGAGTCTGTGCTCGACGTAGCCAATAGTATTGGTGGCACCTACGTACAGGGGCCGCTTAAAACACCAGAAAGCATTTCGGAAAAGCTCTTGCGTAAAGGCGGGTCTGCTGCCGAAGTCCCAGATTCTGTTCGTGCGACCATTTTGGTGCAGAACAACGAACAGGCCGAGGAGGCCATCCGGCAAATTGCTGGGCGATACCCGACGATCGACGAGGGCTGGCAGCGCGTCCCAAGCAACGGCTACATAGACCGCAAGCTGGCGATTCAGTTTACTGGTCCCAATGGAGAGCGGCTTCTTGGGGAAATCCAGATAAACACGCCTCAGATGCAGACGGTAAAGGACACGATTGGGCACACGCTGTACGAAGTAGAGCGACGGCTTATTCAGCAGTATGGGGGGACTACGCAAATGTCGCCCGAGGAGCTAATGCGTTATCGCAGCGCGGTAGAGCAGCAGGCTCAGGTATACGGGGAAGCGGCGTCTCGCATAGATCCGAGCATTATTGAGCAGATCACTGAAAGGCGTGCGCGTGGGGGTTACATTGGAAGACTGGGCAGGCTCTGACCAATGATGCCGAACAATGACTCGAAATCCTCTTTTGGCATCTCGCGACCTTCTTTTACGAAGTCGAGAAGCTGCGCAACGGGTGCCAATGTCCATGTGCCATCATTAGAAAGCGAGAATCCCTTGACCGAGGTGCCATTATTGGCTTCAACAATAACAGTGGGGCGACGTTCCCACTCGTAATAAAAAAGTACTTTCATGTTAAGCTCCTTTGTGTATCTCCTTTTTGTCGTTGATATTATACTACGAGGGCACATTAAAGAGCAACGCAGAGCGGCGCAACGATAATCGCAGATATCTTTAGGATAAAAAATGCCAATAGACAAGGTCGTAAACTTAGCTCCGAACTCCGACATCATTGAATTTGATGCAAGCGACGATCAGGACATTGAGATCATCATTGAGGATGACGGCAGTGCTCTGATTGAGATCGGCATGGACGATGAGGAGCTGGGTTTTTACGATAACCTTGCAGACAGCATCGATCCGCAGGATCTTGGGCACATTTCCATCAACCTGCAGGCGCTGTTCGACGCGGACAAGAGCTCTCGCGGGCAGTGGGAGGAGATGTACGCCAAAGGGCTAGACCTGCTGGGGCTGAAGATGGAGGATCGCACGCAGCCGTTCCGTGGCGCGTCTGGCGTGGTGCATCCGATGCTGACCGAGGCCATCATCCAGTTCCAAGCGCAGTCGTGTAAGGAGCTGATGCCGGCGGGTGGTCCCGTGCGGACGCAAACGCTGGGCAAGGAAACCCTCGACAAGGTGCAGCAGGCTGCCCGTGTACAGGATTTCATGAACTACCAGATCACCGCCGTGATGAAAGAGTACACGCCGGAGTTTGACCAGCTGCTGTTTTACACAGGATACGGCGGATCTACCTTTAAAAAGGTGTATTACGACGCGCAATTGGGTCGTATGGTCAGCCGTTTGGTGCTTGCCGACGACCTTTTTATCCCCTATCACGGCTCAAGTGTGATTTCCGAGTGCCGGCGCATCACGCACCGCATTGCGATGGACTCAAACGAGTTCAAAAAGCGTGTTTATGCGGGGGAATACATCGATATTCAGGTGTCTCCTGACGGTTCTGGCATTACACAAGATCAAATTGGTGCCACGATTGACCGAATTACCGGCATGCAGGCCGCTGGCGAGCCGGAAGAGATTGCTTTGCTGGAGTTTCACGTCGATTTGGACATTCCCGGCTACGAAGACGTGGACGAAGACGGCGAACCAACGGGCATCAAGCTGCCGTATGTGGTCACAACCGACGAAACCAGTGGTCGAGTGATCAGTGT